TTAATCGTATTATAGCCCAAAATCCTATTTTACAAAGCTGGGTTAAAGACCACGATACAGTAGAGCAGAAGAGCGTAGGCGAAAACATTATTCATTATAGAGGCAGCTGGACTAATAAGTCAGCTATGATGGTTTCTTCCGACTTGAACATTCACGATGAAGTAGACGCCTCCGACCAATCAGTTATTGAACAATACGAAACACGTTTACAAGCTAAGAGCGATGGGTGGAGATGGTATTTCTCCCATCCCAGTGCCGCAGATTACGGTGTAGACTTACACTGGCAGAATAGCGACCAAAAGTATTGGTTTATTAAATGCCCACACTGTAATAAAGAACACTTCTTAAGTTTCCCTGAAAGTATTGATAAAGATAAGCGAGTATTTATTTGTAAATTATGCAAAGGCGAGTTAAGGGACGAAGACAGAGAGAACGGACGATGGATAGCAAAGTATGGAAAGAAGTGGCAAGAGGCGAATGGGACATCAAAACCGTTCTCAGGCTACTGGATACCCCAGCTAATATGTTCTTGGATAACAGCCGATAAGATTTTAAAAGACTTTGAAGAGAAGTCACAAGAGTATTTTTATAACTATGTGTTGGGACTGCCTTTCGCAGGAGGTGATAGCAAACTAACACAACAGCAGATATTTCAAAACTTAAGCGGAGAGCTAAAAGTTCCAGACGACAACGAAAGAGTTGTAATCGGACTTGATACAGGAAAGAAACTAGACTATGTAATGGGTAACCAACGCTTAGGCTTATTCTTTCACGGTGACACTGACAGCTACGACGAACTAGAC